GAAGCCTCTGCCGTTGGCGGCTACGCGCGAGTGGTGGCGCATTGTGTGGGCGAGTCCGATGTCCGATTTGTGGGTTGACGCGGACGTGCCGGCGCTGCTTCGTCTCGCCCGGCTTGTGGATCTTGTCGGCCGCGGGGACGTGTCGGCTGCGCTGCTGTCGGAGATCCGGCAGCTTGAGGATCGTTTTGGCTTGTCGCCGTTGGCGCGGCGGCGGCTGGAGTGGCAGCTTGTGATCGCTGCGGACGACGCGGCCGAGTCGGATGCGTCCGATCAGGATGAGCGGTGGTTGCGCGCGGTGTGAGCCGCCGCGGCGCACGTGCCGGCCTGCGTCTTGACCGTACGCTCGGGCCGCTCGTGATCACCTGGATCGAGCGTGAGCTGTGCCACGGGCCGGGTGATGTGCAGGGGCAGCGGATTGAGCATGACGACGAGGAGGTCGCGTTCATCCTGCGCTGCTACGAGATTGACGATCGTGGCCGCCGCAGGATCGATCGGGCGGTGCTTTCCCGTCCGAAGGGCAGGCGTAAGAGCGAGATCGCGGCCGAGCTCGCGTGCGCCGAGGCGCTGGGGCCGGTGCGTTTTGCCGGGTGGGATCACGACGGCCGTCCGTTGGGCGCCCCTGTGCGGTCGCCGTTCATTCCGTGTGTCGCGACCGAGGAGGGGCAGGCGGGCAACACGTACGGCGCGATCGAGTTTATGTTGCGCGAGGGCGCCGTCTCGCGCACTCCGGGTCTCGACGTCGGCCTGACCCGCACTTACGTTCCCGGCGGCGGCAAGATCGCCGCGGTTTCCGCCAGGGCCGGCTCTAAGGACGGCGGCAAGGAGACGTTTGCCGTTTTCGACGAGACGCACCTGTACGTCTCGCCGGAGCTGCGGCGGCTGCATGAGACGATCCGTCGCAACCTGACAAAGCGCAAGCAGGCCGAGCCATGGGCGCTGGAGACGTCGACGATGTACGCGCCAGGCGAGGACTCTGTGGCCGAGCATTCGCACCGTTACGCCGAGGCGGTGCTGGCCGGCCATGTCCGAGACCCGCGGCTGTTGTTTGATCACCGCCAGGCCTCCTTGGACTTCGACTTCGGCGACGACGACCAGCTGCGCGCCGCGTTGGCCGACGCGTATGGCGCCGCCTCCGAGTGGATGGACTTGGAGCGGTTGATCTCCGAGGCGCGCGACCCGCAGACGGATCCGGGTGACTTCCGCCGCTACTTCCTGAACCAGCCGACCGAGCGCACGCAGGGGAAGTGGATCACCGATGAGCGGTGGCGCAACTGTCGCTCAAACCTTGAGATTCCCGACGGGTCGACCGTCGTGGTTGGCGTCGACGCGGCCCGCACCCGTGACTGCACCGCCTGCGTCTGGTCGTGGCATGACCCTGACGGCGGCCGGATTGTGCAGCGCGCCCGCGTCTGGTCGTGTATCCCTTCTAAGCCGCATCATGAGCTCTCGCCCGGCGGCCGACTCGACAACGACCTTGTGCGTGACTTCATCCGCGACGAGCTGATGGGCCGTTACGCCGTCAGGCTGCTGTTCTTCGACGAGCGTTACTTCGACACGCAGGCCAACGACCTCTCGGCCGACGGTCTGGTCGTGGTCGAGATGCATCAGGGCAAAGAGGAGATGGGCGCCGCCTGGGACCTGTACCACGAGCTCGTTTACGCCGGCCCCGAGCCGCGGGTCGCTCACGACGGCGACGTCGTGTTCGCCCAGCATGTGCGTAACGCCGTGGGCGCGCACACGCGCCGCGGTTGGGTGGTGAAGAAGGCCAACGACGCACGGCCGATAGACGCTCTCGCAGCCGCCGTGATGTCCGCCTACGCGGCCGAGCATTTGGACGACTTTCTCTCCTACGAGCCGTGGGCGGCAAGCTGGGGATAGCCCGTACTGTCCGATAGGCGGGCTGCATGCTTCTGCGCAAGCGCCTCGTCCGTCTCCACCTCGCCGACGACCAGCCCTCCATGGAGGGGATACTTGTCGGCAAAGACGCCGACCACTACCGTCTCGCCGCGGCCAAGCTGCTGCTTGAGAACCCCGACCGCACGCTTGAGCTGCAGGGGGAGGCCTGGGTGCCTCGTTCGCGGGTGCTGTATCTGCAGGTGCTCGGGTGAACGTCGCCACCCGCCACGGCAACGTCGTCGTTGAGACGCGGGAGGCGAGCCTGGGAGCGCTGATTGAAGCGACCGGCGGCAGCCTGCGATCGTCCGCCGGGTCGGTTCCGGTCAACGCGCGCGAGGTGGCTGGGCTGCCCGCCTGGGCGCAGGCGATCCGCATCGCCGCGCAGGGTATAGCCAAGCACGAGCTGGCTGTCTGGCGTGGTCGGGACACCGTCCGCAGGCGCGTGACCGCCACCTGGCAGGCGCGCTTTTTCGCCGATCCGCCTAACGAGCGCGACCCCTGGTGCAACGTGTGGGAGGGAACCGAGAGCTCGCTCACCAGCCGCAACAACGCGTTCTGGCTCAAGCAGCACGACGGCGGCCGCGTCGTGGCCGTCTACGTGATGCACCCCGACCTGGTCGAGACACGCTGGGATACCGAGTTGCGTCGGGCCGAGTACCGAGTGATGCTCGACACCGGCCGTTGGTCGGAGTGGCTCACTTCCGCCGACATCCTGCATTTCCGCGCCGGCTACCCCTCTCCCGGCGCTGTGCTGGCGCCTTCGCCGGTCGAGCTGTACCGGCGCACCTGGGCGGCGGCGCTCGCCAAGGTGCGCTCCGAGGAGAACCAGCACTCGCGCGGCCTTTCCCGCTCCGTCGCCGTCGTGTTCCCCGAGAAGATGGCGCCCGATCAGGCGGAGCGGTGGAAGCGCGTCTACCTCGGTGCCGGCGGCGTGATCGACGACAAGCCGGTCAAGGTGTTCGGCGGCGGCCCCACCATCCAGGAGATCGGCCTCTCGCTTTCGGACGCGCAGTTCGTCGAGTCGATGGCGTTCGCGATCGAGGACGTCGGCCGCATCCTCGGCGTCCCCCCCAGCCTGCTGTGGGCCGCCTCCAAGGAGGGGTCGCGGCCGATCACCCCCGAGCATGAGGAGGACCGCTGGCACCGCTACGGGCTGCAGCCGCGCAGAGTGCGGATCGAGCAGACGATCAGCGCCGACCCCGACTTCTTCGGCGCCGGCGCCCGCGACTACCCGAGCTTTCTGTTCGACTCGGTGCGAGCCGACGTCCGCACCGAAGCGGAGACGCTGGTCGGTCTTGTGCAGGCAGGGATCCTGCTTGTCGACGAGGCCCGCGGCAAGGTCGGCATGGCGCCGCTGCCCGGCGGCGTCGGTCAGATCCCGCAGATCACCCCGGTCGGGGGGGCGCCGAACCCCACCCCGATGCCCGCGCCCGCGGAGCCGGCGCAGCCGGCGCAGAACACCCCGGGCTCGCTGGGCGGCCCGCGCGAGCGGATCGTGATCGAGCCCGAGGTGCGCGTCGAGATCCCCGACATCCGCGTCGAGCCCTCCCCGGCCCCCAACGTCAACGTCCAGGTCGCCGCCCCCGACCTCTCCGGGTTGGAGGAGATCGCCGACAGGATCGCCGCCGCCGTGGACGGGATCGCCGGCAAGGAGCCGGTGCAGGTGACGGTCGAGGCGCCCGAGGTGACGGTGCAGGTGCCGGAGCCGCCGCCGCCGACCGTGATCGTCGACAACGGGCAGCCGGCGAAGAAGGTTACGATCGACCGCAACGCTCAGGGCTGGATCAAGGGCGCCACGATCGAAGACGCGTAGGCGGGTTCGCCGGTGGCGTTCCCGACTATCCACGGCGTCTCGCACACGCACGTCACCGCGAACGCCACCTCGACGGCGGCCGCGCTGCCAGACGGCTCCAACGTCGTGGGCCGGCTGGTGATCGTGTGCGCGACCAAGGATGGTACCGGCGCCTTCACCTGGCCGTCTGGGTGGACGCAGATCGCCGCCTCCAACGACGGCAGCAGCGCTTCCCGCACCGAGGTGCGCTACCGAATCATCGACGGCACCGAGGGCTTTGACGGCACCGGCGACACGATCACGCTCACCCACGCCTCCGAGGAGACCGCCTGCTCGGCGATCACCTACTCCTCCTGGCACGGCACGACACCGCCCGAAGCGGCGACAGCGACAGGGACGACGGGCAACGCGAACCCGCCCTCGCTCAACCCGGCCGGATGGGGCACGGAGGACACCTCCTGGATCGCCTACTGCGGCCTCGACGCGTCCGTCACCGTCACCGGCTGGCCGACCAGCTACAGCGACAACCAGCACGGCGACAACACCGGCGGCACCGGCGGCTGCTCGCACGGCTTCGCCACCCGCGGCCTGAACGCCGCCTCCGACGACCCCGGCACGTTCACCAACGGCTCCGAGTCGTGGATGGCGGTCACGATCGCCGTCCGTCCCGCCCCGCCGACCACCACCGCCTCCGGCGGCGTCGCAACCGAAGCGTTCTCCGCGGTCGGCTCCACGTTCGCGGACTCGGACACGCTCACCGGCGGCGTCGCAACCGAAGCGTTCTCCGCGGTCGGCTCCACGTTCGCGGACTCGGACACGCTCACCGGCGGCGTCGCCACAGCCGCGTACAGCGCCTTCGGCGCCACACCCGCGCTCGACGCCACCGTCCTCGGCGGCGTCGCCACAGCCGCGTACAGCGCGGTCGGCTCCACGTTCGCGGACTCGGACACGCTCACCGGCGGCGTCGCAACCGAAGCGTTCTCCGCGGTCGGCGCGGCCGTCTCCGCGAGCTCGTCCGCCACCGGCGCGCAGCCGACGGTCGCCTACTCCGCGGTCGGCTCCACGTTCGCGCTCGACGCCACCGTCCTCGGCGGCGTAGGCACCGTCGTCTACGACGCGGTCGGCTCCACCACCAGCGTGGACGAGGGCGGCGCGCAGCCGCCGCCGACCGCCATCCCCGCGCTGCTTCTGCCCGACCCCTCCCCGCTCGAGGACAGGCTGCGGCTGGATGAGGAAGAGGCGCTGCTCGCACTGCTCTTGAGCGTGGTTTGAGCGCCGATAGGCGGCGGTGATGTCTGCTCTCACCACGTCGAACACCAACCGGCTGTTCCGCTTTGCGCTTGCCCCGATCCGCGACCTCCAGGTGCGCGACGCCACCGGCACGGGTGACGGCTCCTGGACGATCGAGGGGTACGCCGCCGTCTACGAGCAGGAAACGGTGCTCTGGGACGGCCGCTGGTTCCGCATGCGTGAAGAGATCGCGCGCGACGCGTTCACCAACGGCGCCGAGATGGGCCGTTCCGTGATGGAACGTATCGACTCAGGCGAGGAGCGCGTGCACCTCAATTACGTGCATGAGATGGCCTCGGCTGTCGCGGCCACCGACGTAACGGGTGTCGGCGCGCTTGAGCTGCAGTCGGACTTCCACGGGCTGCGCTTCTTCGCTCGCGTCGACCCGGATGACCCGGATGCGCAGCGGATGGCGGTCAAGATGCGCCGCGGCGTCGTCAGACAGGCGTCTTTCGCGTTCACGATCGCCCGCGAGGAGCTTGTCGAGGAGACCGTCTCCGACCGCGGGCAGATGGATGAGAAGTGGCGCATCCTCGAGATCGGTCACCTCTTCGACGTCTGCGTCTGCGCTCAGGGCGCCTACCCGCAGACCGAAAGCTTCCTCCGAAGCCTCGCGGCTTCATACCTTGGTCGCGCCGACACCGCGTCGGCGGGCCGCGACCATCGCACCGACGATCGGCCAGCGTCGACGTCGGCGGGTGGGGCTCACATCGCGCCAGGCCCGGCGGGTGAGAGCGAGTCCATGCCGCTGTTCGAGCGCGAACGAGAGCTCGCCAAGGGCGAGCGGATGCGTCTCGAGACCAGCGGCGTCCTTCGCACCCACGGAGTCACCATCCCATGAACCTGATCGAACGTCTGAAGGAGGCCTACGAGCGGGCCAAGCGCGAGCTGCACGCCCGCAACCAGGACCTCGACACGGCGCTGCGCGCGATCGAGGAGGCATCAGACGACGCCAACCTCGACGAGCTCCGTGCCGCACGTGACGCCGCCAAGGCCGCCTTCGACACGGCCGCCGAGGAGGCCTCACGCTGCAAGACCAACCTGACCGAGGCCGAGGAGCGGCAGCGTCTACTCGACGCCAACCCGGTCAGCATTGACCCCGTCGTCGACCAGACGCGGCATGCGTCCGCCCGCGGGCAGCACCGCTCCGAGCTCACCTACCGGCCAGACACGCCGCAACGGTCATTCTTCCGCGACGCCTACGCGGCGCACTTCGCGCACGACTCCGCCGCCGCCGAGCGGCTCGCGAGCAACAACCGCGAGCAGGACGAGATCGTGCGGGATCGCTTCCCCGGCCAGTTCCGCGACATCGGCACCGGCGCCTTCACCGGCCTCGTCGTGCCGCAGTACCTCGTCGACTTGTACGCGCCGCTGGCACGTGCCGGCTCCCCGTTGGTCAACGCCACCCGCAAGCTGCCGCTGCCGCCGGAAGGGCTGACGCTCAACATCAGCCGTCTCACCACCGGCTCCGCGACGGCCGCGCAGGCGACGGAGAACACGGCGGTGCAGGAGACGGACATGGACGACACGCTGCTCACGGTCAACGTGCGCACGTACGCCGGCATGCAGGACGTCTCCCGGCAGCTGCTCGAGCGGGGCACGCTCGGCGACGGGCTGATCTACGCCGACCTCGTCGCCGCCTACTTCACCACGCTCGACTCCGCAGTGATCAACGCCGACGGCACGGGTGGCACCCACCTCGGCATCCGCTCCACCTCCGGCATCGTGGCCGTCACCTACACGGACGCGACGCCAACGGTGGCGGAGCTCTACCCGAAGATCGCCGACGCGATCCAGCAGATCAATGCGGGCCGCTTCGAGCCGGCGACCACGATCGTGATGCATCCCCGCCGCTGGGGCGCCTTCACCGCCGCCCTGGACTCGTCCAACCGGCCACTCGTCGTGCCCAACTCGAACGGGCCGTTCAACGCGATCGCCGTCGGCGAGGCGGCCGAGTACGGCCAGGTCGTCGGCGTCCTGCACGGGCTGCCGGTGATCACCGACGCCAACATCCCCACCAATCTCGGCGCCGGCACCAACGAGGACGTCGTGCTTGTCGAGCGGATGCCCGACCAACTGCTCTGGTGGGAGGGAGACGGCATGCCGCGTCAGCTGCGCTTCGAGCAGGTGGCGCCGCCGCAGTCGATCCGTCTCGCCGTGTGGGGCTACTCGGCGTTCACCGCCGGCCGCTACCCGCTCGCCTCGGCGACGATCAGCGGCACCGGCCTCATCACCCCGACCTTCTAGGGCCCCGAGGAGGACAACAGATTGTGTTCACGCAGGAGGAAGCGACGGAAGAGCGAGTCGGCGCCTACGCCGGGGCCTTGCAGCGCGAGCTGCAGGGATACGAGCAGAGGCTCAAGGCGCTCGCAGACGGCAAGGCCGAACGGCTGCCGAAAGAGCAGCTGCAGGCCCGCTGCGAGGCGGTCAAGGCGGAGCTCGACCGTGTCGGCAGGGTGAAGCCGAAGGCCGCCGCCAAGCCGAAGGCCGCCGCCGCGGCGGAATAGGCACACATGGCGGAAGCCCGCCGTCCACCAGGCGACCGGCGGCGCCCCCAGCAGCATCAGGGGGCGCCGCCGCCTGCGCCACCCCGCCGCGGCGAGGCGGCCGAGGCGAAGGGCCGCCCCTGGCGCGGCATCTCGGCCGTCAACCGCCTGCGCGGCCATGGCCGGCAGGAGCGCTGAGCCATGCCGCTCAACACCGACGCTCTCACCACGGTCGCCAACGCGCGCGATCATCTCGGCGAGCAGGCCGCTTCGCAGAACAGGCTCGAGCTGTTGATCAACGCCTATTCGCGCTCGATCCGCTCCTACACCGGCCGCCAGTTCCTCCCCAACGAGGCCTCGCCGACCGCGAAGAAGTTCCGCTACGACGGTCTCGGCATGCTCCTCTTCGCCCAGAGCAGGGCGTGGGCGACGGAGCTGCGCACCGTCAGCTCAATCGTCATGTTCACCGACCTGCCCACCGCCGATCAGGTGATCTTGTCGGCGGGCACGCCGAACGTGACCGAGGCGGATTACCGTCTCGAGCCGAGGTCGGGAACCCGCGAGAGCACGTACCTGTGGCTGCGGCTGCCCGAGGTCACAGAGGCGCTGATCCCGCAGGGGCCAACGCCGGGCGGCTACCCGCTGCAGCCTGCTGACAAGGGAGTCGAGGTCACTATCACTGGCGCCTGGGGCGCCAACGTCGTTCCCGCCGACGTCGAGCTCGCCTGCTTGGTTGCGGTCGCCAACGGTTACCGCAACCCGGAGGCGTTCAAGCAGCGCTCGCTAGC